ACAATTATGTAAAGACCAATGAGCAGATGCTCATTATTAAGTCTTTCTTCACACCAAAGACTGCAACTTATATGCAGAAATTAACAGGTGTAAAATCAGCAATTCAAGTACCTTCATTAACCGATGACTTCTATTGGGGTGCAGGTGGAACTTGTGGACTTTTATCAGCATCGGGAGATACTACAATCTCTGCAAGAAACTTAACAGTAGGTAAAGTTAAAATTGAAAAGTCATGGTGTATAGCTACGCTTGAGGCTAAGTACACACAGCTTTTATTATCACCAGGTTCAAACTATGAATCTTTACCAGGTGGAATTGATGAGGCATTTGTAAACTTTATTTTAGGTTCACAAGGTGAGAAAGTAGAAATCGCATTATGGCAATCAGTATTGAATGGTACAGCAGTTGATTACACAAACAAATTTGATGGTTTGATTGAAGTTATCAGAGCATCAACAGGCAAGATTGATGCAAACGCATCAGCATTTATGTCACCTGTAACAGCAGTATCAGTATCAAACATTATATCAGTAATGCAAGGTATTTACCAAGCTATTCCTGCTCAAATTTTAGATAAAGAAGATTTAAGAATATTTGTAGGTCAAGACTTCTCAAGATTGTATCAAAGTGCATTAGTTAATTCAAATGCAGCATTCAATGTAAACAACTACATTAACACAGATGCAACGGGCGAGTATTTCCTAATGGGAACAAATGTTAAAATTGTACCAGTACCAGGATTGAATGGAACTAATAAGGCATACGCTTTAAGAACTTCAAATATGTTCTTAGGTTGTGACTTAGAGAGTGAAGAAGATGAAATGAAAATGTGGTACTCTCAAGATTACGATTCAGTATTTATGAGAATGAAGTTCAAATTAGGAACTCAAATTTCACAACCAACAGAGGTAGTAAGATTCACATTATAATTTAAGGGGGTTAATAGCCCCCTTTTTAAACTTAAAAGGAGAAAACAAGATATGCCATGTGCAATAGTTAGTTCATACGCTCTTGACTGCCGCGATGCAGTAGGAGGTATCAAAAATATTTACATTACAGAACTTGCAAATGTTACAGCGGTAACAGAAAATGCAAGTGGATTTGTGACAGCAATCACTAAGTCAGCAGGAACAAAGTTTTACAAATATGCTTTACTGCCGAGAGCCAAAAACGATTTTACTCAAAACATTATGGCAGATGCCGCATTGGGTACGGTTGCATTTGAGCAAACCATAAACACTAATTTTACGAAGTTGGCTTATGTAACTCAATTTCAATTACAGACTTTGATTCAAAACAGATGTTCTGTGATAGTAGAAACTAAATCAGGTCAATACTTTTTATTTGGAAAAGAGAATGGTGTTGAAGTAACCGCAGGTAGTGCAGCAAGTGGAGCAGCGATGAATGAATTTAATGGTTATATCCTAACCTTTACAGGAATGGAAAAGGCATTAGCAAATGAAGTTAGCTCGAGTATTATCGCAGCATTATTGACTTAAAATTATTATTCATAAGAATTAAAATTAGCCACTCTTAAATGGGGTGGCTTTTTTTTATAGCAAAATTTCAGACGAGTTATATATATAAGTAGTGATAAGAATTAGACAAGAGGAAATTCAAAATATTTATGTGACTTTAACCGAGAATAAAATCGGAACAAGTCCATATTATTTACTTGAATGCACGAACCAAGTTACAAACGATATTTCATATTGTATTATATTTGATGACCAAAGTCAATATAAAGAAAGGTATAATGATTTTAATATCTTTATAGATTCAAATAATACTAATAAAGGTTTGAATAAAAATCTGTACTTACCTTATAGTGGTTTCTACACTTACGTTATATATGAAACTAATTTAACTGAAGAAACATATGATGATTTAGCTTCAGCAGCGGAAGCACAAGGAACTACTCTTTTAGAAACTGGTTTATTATGGTACATTCCAACTGCACAAAATAACACAGAATATAATCCAGCCGATTCAACTACCTTTGTTTACACACCACAATAAATGACAGATAAAAAAGAATATAATCCGAGTGTAATGGTGCTTAAATTTACGAATGATAAAGTACCGACATTTGTTGAGCCGAAGTCTTCGCAAAGATTAAAGTATGTAAAGTATGGAGAGAATAATAACTATCCTAATTTTTTACTTACATTATTCAACCGAAGCGCAAAGCATAACGCAATCTTAACAAGCAAGCAGCAATACATAACTGGTCAAGGTTGGATGTTTGATGAGTTAGGAATGGAAGGAGAAGAAGTAGTTGCATTAAAAGCATTTATTGACAATCCTAATCCATACGAAACATTAAAAGACTTATTAAACAAGACCGATTTAGATTGTGAAATATTTGGCGGTTGTTATCTTAAAATAGTTAGCGACAAAAAAGGTGGTATTTCAGAAATTTATCACGTTAATTATTGCGATGTTCGAAGCACAGAGGATAACAGCGAATTTTATATTAGCGATAAATGGTTAAACAGCGAAGGTGGAGAGAATACTAATATCAAAGAAGATGAATATAAGACCTTACCACCATTCGACCCAAGTTTAAAGAAGCTACCAAGCGAAAGTATATACTATTACAAGTCGTATAGACCTAACATCAATACTTACACACTACCCGAGTACATTGGTGCAATTCCTGCAATTATTACTGATGCTGAAATAGCTAATTTTCATAGAGCCGAAATACAAAATAGTTTCAAAGGTTCTAAAATGATTGTGTTCAAAAATGGTGTACCGAGTGATGAAGAAATGAAATCAACAGAACGCAAGTTAAAAGCTAAGTTCACACCAACAGACAATGCAGGTAGTATAGTAATTGATTTCGTAGATGATCCACAAAGAGTACCTGAAATATTAGACCTTGCAGCAGGAGACTTTGATAAGAAGTACGAAGCGTTAAACGATACGATACAACAAGAAATATTTGTAGGACATAAGATTACATCACCAATGTTATTTGGTGTAAGAGTCGAGGGGCAATTAGGTGGGCGCAACGAAATGGTTGATGCTTACAATCTATTCGCTAATACATACGTTAATCCAAAACAAAGAGTACAAGAAGAAATATATAATCTATTCGCACCAGTTAAAGGAAAGCTAAAAATAAAAGCATTAGAACCAATCATGCCAAGTTTTAGCGAACAAACTTTGATGACCATTTTAACAAAGGATGAGATGCGAGAAATTATAGGTAGAAAACCATTAGACATTCAAACCAATGTTAATTCAACTATTAGCGATGCTTTAAATTCATTAAGTCCACTTGTTGCAAATAAGGTATTAGCTTCATTAAGTCAAGATGAGATAAGGGGAATAGTAAACAAGCCACCATTAGCAGCCGATGCAATACTACCAACTGATAGTCCTGCGCAATTCTCAAAGTGTGAACATGATGAAATAGCCGATGATGATTTAGACTTTAGTATCTTTTCAAAGTATGGAGAGCCTATTGAGAATTTTGTAAGCATTAAGCATAAGAAGTTTATGTTTAGTTCGCAGCAATTCGCATTGAGCAAACAAGACAATGGAGTGTTAGATTTGATTCAAAAAACACCTAATATCACGATTGAAGATTTAACTAAGATTTTAAAGACAGATAAGACTTCAATCATTGAAAGTTTGACAGCATTAGGAGATGAAGGTTTGATTGATTTGGACAGCGAAGGAAAGATAAGTTTAACAAGGTCGGGCGCAAGAAAAGTAGTACCAAGTTTTCAAGAATTATACATACGTTATAGATACGTTTTAAGACCCGATGCGCCTAAATTAGTCAAAGGTGGTAAAAGCAGACCTTTCTGTGAATCAATGATGGCAAATGAAAGATACTTTTCAAAGGATGATATTGACAAAATTGGTCAAGAATTAGGGGCAATATATGGAATACCTAACTATGACGCTTTTAGGCGTAGAGGTGGATGGCTGCACGATACAAGAGATAACACAAATTATCCTTTTTGCAGGCATATTTGGTCACAAGAATTAGTTAAGAAAATAAGATAATGGCAAAGGCAATATTTTTAAGCGAAGCAACATTAAAACAAGAATCAATCTTGCAAGATAATGTAGATATGAAGGTAGTAACACCAACAATAATTGATGTGCAATCGTTTTATATACTACCGATATTAGGAACAGCATTATATAATGATTTTGTAACAAAAATTATAGCAGGAACATTGAGTAATTCATATAAATTATTACTTGATACTTACATCACACCTGCAATGATTTGGTATGTTAGATATGAACTGCCTTTAAATATTAATTACAAGTATTTTAACAAGGCGGTAGGGGTGCAGAACGCAGACAATATGCAGCCTGCAAGCATTGATGAACTAACGATGGTAATGGATAGGGCGAAGAATAAAGCGGAGTGGTATGCAGAACGATTAACTAAGTATTTATATGCGAATGATACTACTTATCCTTTGTTTTTAAACCAACCAAATTCAGACTTAGCGACCATCTACGCAAAGCAATCTAATTATACAAGTGGAATGCTATTAGATGATAATAGCTGTTGCAAAGGTCAATACAATTTTACAGATTTAGAGACTAGTCCAAGTGTAACTGGCAGAGGTTGCACATTCTGCTAATGAATAAGGGAATCAATAAGACAAATATCGAAAAGTTACAAGCATTTATAAAGCAACAAAATGAAGTTCATAACACTAAACCAAGTCCTAAACATAATAAGAACAATCTGCAACAACCATCTGCAAATAAATAGTTTTGTTTTTGGTTCTATAACAGATATAAGTGCAAGTGAGCAGGAACAATACACTATGGTTTGGTGCGACATAAACGATAGCCAAATGAGTGAAAGAATGTTTACAATGAATTTATCATTATACGTTTTAGATATTCAACGAGCAGACAATAGTAATGAGATAGATGTATTGAGTGATACGTTAAGCATAGGCAGGGATTTAATAGCAGAATTGAGTGACCCAATTTACCAAGATTATTTTAACGTAAGATATGATGTAAACTTCGGACAAGTTCGTGAAGGCTTTCCCGATGTAGTGAATGGATGGAAATTAGACATAGCACTTGACCTAATGGAATTAAACGACAGATGTCAAGTACCAACAATTTAAACAAAAATTTATATATAATATTATGAGTACAGCATTAGAAAAGATTAGCGGAATGGGTGGGTTCTACGTGAACGCAGGAACATCCGCAAGAACAGGGTTAGCAGTAGAGAGTATAGTTGTAATGACTGATTGCGTTTTTACAGCATTTGCCATCAATGGAGTTAATCAAATGACTACAAAAAATTTAACAGGTGTAACGATTAAAGCAGGAACATATTTACCTACTAATCCTAACTTTCAAATTACTGCTTATACATTGTCGAGTGGTTCAGTAATTGAGTATAATTAATGGCAAATTTTCCAACGATAGCGATAGGTTTACCATTTGTTCATACAGGCGGATTAAGTCAAGAGGCGCAAACTTATAGAACAAATGTAATTGCGAATGGAGGCAGCATTTCGGATTCTGTATTGGCAATTATTGACACTAATTTGATATTGCCTTTAGTTGCAAGTGGAGATTGGGCAAAGCTTGACAAATTTCACTTGTATGCAGGGGTAGGAAATGCTGTTGCAGCAAGGACTAACATGGTTTCAAGTTCTTATTACATTAATCCTGTAAATAGTCCGACATGGAATAATTCAACAGGATATACGGGCAATGGATTGACATCATATTTAGACCATAATTATAACCCAAGTTTGGGTGGTACATTGGCAGTATTAAACAGCGCAACTATTGGCTATGGTGCAAAATATGCAAGCATACCAAGTACGCAAAGTTTTGGTGCAAGACAAACAACTGGAACAGCGTGTAGCCTTGCTATTTTTAGATTTGGTATTGGTGCGATTGGTGGGATTGTGAATGACGCAACTGACTTAAACAATTCAAATGTAGTATATAATTCAATCGTACTTCATGCAGCACAAAGAAGCGCAGCAAGTGGCAATAATTGTAAAGCAAGTATTATAAACACTAATTTTTTATTCGCAAACACAGCATCAGTAGCAGTTCCAAATTTGAAATTATTTGAATTGGCAAGAAATCAAGATGGCACAGCGAACTCATTTGATTCAGCACCTCACTATTATATGTTTGCAGGCAATGGTTTGATTTTGACAAACAATGTTTTTACTGCGATTAACAACACATTAGCAGCATTAGGAATATCATAATGAAAGTATTAAAAGGAACAACAAAACAAGTATCAGATTTAACAGGCACTTATGCAAATGGGGCTGAAATCAGATTTGTAAAAGATGGCAATGATAATAACATTATTGGACTTGAAGTTTTAACAGATGATGACTTCATTGAAATACGAGAACAACTATTAGCACTAACTAAAATTGATTACGTTAAACCAAAAGAAGATGCCTCATAGATTTTTAGATATTTTTGTTTCAGTACTTGGCTTCGTAGCCTTGTTAGAAAAACATAATTTTTTATTCGCTTCCATAGCCTCAATATGTACCATCATCTATTGGATATTTCGTTTTTGTAATTGGATAATCAAGATGATAACCGATAAGTCTATTGATGATTTTGAAAAGGGATTAAAGAAATGATTCAATTTGACTACATGATATTGGGTGTTTTATTCGCACTTATTGCAGGCTATTGCAGAGCCTTGTTTGAGTGTATAATTTTGTTTGATTCTTTATTTGAGAAACATGGTTATAGTGAGTGGTGGAGTTATGCGAGATTCACTCGAAATAAAATTGGATATTGGGAGAACACATTCCCAAATGATGGAGGACATCGAATCAAAATAATAGAGTTTATTTTTGATGCCTTAGCGTGCGTGTGTTTGAGTTATTCGTATGATGAAATACTACATAGCTTTATGGCAACTATGATGTCTGTAATCATAACTTATTTTTTTATAAAGTCATTTGGATTTGAGCAAACCTTTAAGGAATTGAGATGAAAAGATTATCACTTAGAAACTACTTTGAACCCACACCTAAGAACGTCAAGAAATGGCTATTAGCAATTAAATCAATATTAGCGACCATCTCGGTTTCTGCTTATGTTAATGGCAGTGAAAAGGTAGCTTTTTGGATATTAGTGGGAGGTGCAGTTATAGATGAACTAACAAACTTATTTAGCAATGAAAACGGGAATTAGAGGATTAGGATTAATAAAGAAATTTGAGGGCTGCAAACTAACTGCTTATACTTGTCCTGCGAATAAAGTCACGATAGGTTACGGAAACACCTTTTACAAAAATGGAAGTAAGATAAAATTAGGCGATAAAATTACACAGCAACAAGCGGAAGAATTATTGATGGATTTATTGCCACAATATGAAGCGATAGTTAACAAGAATATTAAAATAGATTTAACCCAATACCAATTTGATGCCTTAGTTTCTTTCGCATGGAATTGCGGTAAGTCTGAAACCTTGTTTAGATTAGTTAATAGCAAGTCTAAAGACCTTAAACAATGGTGGGAAACACACTACACAACGGGAGGCGGTAAGGTATTACAAGGCTTAGTAAATCGCAGAAAAGCAGAGGCACAATTATTCCACTTATAAATGGCAGGTCAACCAACTATTAAATCAGATATTGCAAAAGAGTATTTATTAAAGTTCCCTAACACTGCGAATATGACTTTAGCAAAGAAGATTTATGCTGAAAACAAAAGTGTTTACAAAGACCTCGAACAAGTTAGGAATCACATAAGAATTTTAAAAGGTGTTTATGGTGTTAAAAACAAACAAGAAACTCATGTTGAATTTCGCAAACAATTTGAATTACTAAAGAAAGATTTGCCAAAAGGCGAAAGTGAAAGAATACATCCTTATACACTACCAAAAGCAAGTAAAAAGATTTTAATTATAAGTGATTTGCATATTCCTTATCACAATGATGATGCAGTCTTCGCAGCCTTAGAATACGGATTAGAACAACAAGTAGATACTATCATAATCAATGGTGATTTGATTGATTTTGCGACCATCTCAAGACATGAAAAGGATATGAGAAAGAGGTCAGTTAAATATGAAATGGACTGTACAAGGGTATTCTTAAAAGGTTTGAGGGCTATGTTCCCAAAAGCACTAATAGTATGGAGTTATGGCAACCATGATTTAAGATATGACAAGTATATCATGCAAAAAGCACCCGAGATATTTGATATTGAATTAATACAACTGCATGAACTATTAAAGTTAAGAGATTTAAACATTATAAAAGTAGATTCAACTCAATACATCTATGCAGGCAAATTAGCTATATTTCATGGTCACGAAACTGGATTAACAAGTGGTGGTGTAAATCCTGCACGTTCTTTAAGATTGAAGTTAAATAAAAGCGCAGTTACATCACATTTCCATCGGGAAACAAAAGACATGGGAAAGAACTTAGACGAACACCCTTATTCATGTTTCTCAATCGGTTGTTTGTGCGATTTGCATCCTGCTTATATGCCAATAAATATGTGGACACATGGATTTGGGTATTTAGAACTTAGTCAAAATGGAGATTATAAATTTTATCAAAAATCAATAATAGAAGGAAAAATTTTTTAGGTTTAAAATTTTAGTATATTTGCAATAGTAGTTTTTTGTAAGATTTCGTTTCATTAATTTGGTTAAGAGCCTCGAGTAAATCGGGGCTTTTTTTATTTTAAAAATTATTTTTTTATGTTAAAATTAAATCCGACTTTTGAAGTGTTGTTAAGGTCGCACTTAACTAA